AAGCTCACCTTTGACTTCATTGGCGTAGACGGTGGCCACACCGCGGTGGCCAACCCCACCGCCGTGCTCACCGCCTGGAAGCAGCCCGTTGCCGTCACCAAGGCCAATGTCACGGACATCCTGCTAGGCTGCACCTATTCCGCAGGCGTGCTTACTGGTGGCACCAGCTACAACTCCACAGGCCTGGAGCTGGACTGGGGCAATGCCACCGCATTTGCTCCCATGCTCACCACCGAGCAAGTGGTGCTGACCGATCGCGACATCAAAGGCACAGTCGAGCTCGACCTTACCGTCGCGCAAGAAGTCACCCAGATCGCCGCAGTGAAGGCCAACACCCTCACCGGCATGGGCTTTGTCATTGGCACTACCACTGGCAACAAGATCATGCTTTACGCACCATCGGTGCAAGTCATGTCGCCCAAGAAGGTCGACTTCAATGGCATGCGCCTGATCGGCTTTGACCTGCGCCTGAATCCGTCAGCTGGCAACGACGAAATCAAGATCATCAGCCTCTAAGCCATTTAGCCCAGTAGCCACCACGCTCGCTGCGCTGTGTGCTACTGGATTAGTAGCAACCCAATTTTGTGAAAACCATAGCCCATGTACAAACTCGCCATTGAAGACACCGTTGAAGTCAACGTCAAATTCACCCTCAAGACCGGCAAGGTAAACAAAACCTTTACCGCTGTGCTCACTGCCACCCGACTCGAGCAAGAAGACATTGCCGCCCGCATGACAGAAGCAGAGTTCAAATACAAAGAATTTCTGCTGGCCGAAGGCATCATCACCGGCTGGTCCGGTCAACGCCTCGTGCTCGATGCCGACGGTGAGCCCGCAGACTTCAACCCCGAAGCCTTGGGTCTCTTCCTGTCCACCCAGGGGGTAGCAAAAATCTGCTTTGAAGCCTACCAACGCGAGTGCGGCGCCAAAGAAAAAAACTAGCGCAGGTCGCGCGTATTCAGGCGCGTGGCCTTCTCCACTTACCCCGCAACAACGAGGCGCAAGACGATGCATCCGATGCAGCCGAATTTGACGAAGCCCTTGCCGCCTTCGGCCTCCAACCAGCAGAGCAGGGCGACGCACCGCAGGGCGAGGGCGACTTGCAGCCCTGCTACCTATGGCCGTGCAATGTGCGCACTTTCAAGGTATGGCAAGGCGTTCAAACCCAATGGCGCACCAGCTCTGGCATGGACGGTCTACACCGTACCGGCCTTTGCTACACGGCTGTGTACACCTACATGCGCGAGGTCTTGCGCATTCGCCCTACGAAGCGCTACTGGCACGAAGTATGGGCTGGCCTGCAGGCCATGGAAATCGCGGCCATCAATGAATGGGCTGCGGCGCGCAGCAAAAGCGCTTGAGGCTCAGACGGTAAATAGCACTGCAAAGCCTGCCAGCGCTGCGGCGCTCACCAGCATCCAGAAGCCCATGTGCACAGCGCCCATGAGCGCTACAAGCGAACCAAACAAGGCAAAGGTTCCGGCCGCATTCAAAAGTAGTTTCATGATGGAGTCAGTGTAGTGGCCAACGACATAAAACTCAAGCTCAGTATCGAAGGTGGCAGCGTCGTTGGCGCCACGCTGGACGGCACATCCTCTAGCCTGGAGCGCATGGGCAAGAGCAGCAACACCGCGCAAATCAACCTCGCCGAGCTAACCTCCCAGCTTGGCGTGTTCAGCAGTGCCCTTGCAGGCGTGGCCTCGGTAGAGAAGGCCATTGGAGCGGCGAGCGACTTCAATGCCCTTACCGCACGCATCAAACTCCTAGTGGGCAGTGCCGATCAGGCGGCAGTCTCCATGCAAGCTGTCTACGATATTGCCCAGCGCCAGGGTGCCAACCTCATGGCCGTGGGTGACAGCTATGCCAAGATTGGTCAGGCTATGGTGGTGCTGGGTGGCACCAGCGCCGACACCGCAAGGGTGGTCGAGACCGTATCTGCCGCCCTGCGCCTGGGCAATGCCAGCACCCAAGAGGCCGCCAGCGCCATGCGCCAGTTTGGGCAGGCCATGGCCAAGGGCAAGCTCAACGGCGATGAATTTGTCTCGCTCATGGAAAACGCTCCCTACCTCATGGACGCGGTAGCCGCCTCCCTGGGCAGAACCAAGGGCGAACTATTTGCCATGGCAGGCGCTGGCGAACTCACCTCTGAAGTCATCACCAACGCCGTGCTCAGCTCCTTTGACGGAGTCACCCAGCAAGCCTCCACCCTTCCCCAAACCATAGGGCAGGCCATGGAGCGCGTCACCACATCGTTCACCAAAGCCGCAGCAGAGTCCAAGAATGTAGGCATGGTCGGCTCTCTAGCGCTATTTGCCATGGGTGAAGCAGCCGACCATGCGGGCCTCATAATCGATGCCGTAGCCAAAGGGGCCTTGCTCTACCTGGCGAAATCGGCTATGCAAGCTGGTGTGGCCCTGTACGGTCAAGTCACTGCCACGCTGGCTGGCAACGCGGCCAACGTCGCCCACCTCCAAAGCACCGTAGCGAGCACCCAGGCCACCTTGGCAAGCACCACCGCTCGTGTCGCAGAGCTGCGCGCCACTGTGCTTGCTGCTGAGGGCACTACCGCCCTAGCCATCACCACCAACGGTCTTGTTCCCGCCATTGAACGCCAGACTGCTGCTACCCTCGCTGCGGCAGAGGCGCAAACTGCACTCAAGGCGTCCACCAGCCTTGTCTCGCGCGGAGTCGGCCTGCTCGGCGGCCCCATCGGGGTCATCACCGCCTTGCTCGGCCTAGGCATCACGGCCTGGTCTATCTGGGGTCCGAGTGCCGAGAAGAGCGAAGAAACCGCCACCAAGGCTGTCGAGAAATCCACCGCCCAAATCGTGGCTGACCTTGACAACCAAATCCAGCGCATCGAGCGACGCAACGCCCTGGCCGGCAAAGCCATGCCGGGCTTCAACGGTTTTGACCTCAACAGCCCCGCCGCAGACAAGCTCGGCACACTTCAAATCCAGATCGATGCGCTGGAGAAAACCAAGGGCGAGAACCAGACCAAAGAGGTGGCCCGCCTGCAGCAAATCAACCAGCTCAAAGCCGAGCAGGGCAAAATTCAGCAAAGCCTCATTGAGCTGGAGAACAAGTCTGCCCCCGAGCGCGCAGCTAACGCCGTCAAGGCCCACACCGCGGCTATGGAAAAATATGCCCCGGTGGTAGACAAAGTTACCCAGGCCATCAACGACGAACGAGACGCCCTGGGCGCACTCTTCACCCCCGAAGACGAAGCGAAGATCCGAAAACACTTCGAGACCCACAAGACCGGCCTCTCAGACGCCTCCAAAGGCGTCAACCTCTACAACGACCTCACCGCGAAATCCATAGGCTTCAATGCTGACTACGCCGAGAAGGTCGGCTTGCTCAGCGCCGTCTTTGCCGCCGGCAAGATTTCGCTTGAGCAGCTCACCACATCGCATGGTGAACTCATCAAAGAACAAACCTTCTCCAAAGACGCCGCCAAACTGCAGGCCAACGCACAGAAGGACGTCGATCGCGCCTACGCAGCCGCCACCAAGACCATGCAGGCCTACGAGCAGGCGCAGATCAAGACCGTGCAGGCCAGCTACGACGAGGTGGAGAAAGCCCAACTTGCCTATGACGCGCACAGCAAACTCAAAAGCGTCATTGCCGAAGAAGAGCTGGCCCGCCTGGAAAACTGGCGAACCATCACCGCCATGGCAGGTGAAGACACCGATAACCTCAGCCAGCAAATTGCCAACAAAAAGAAGCTTATTGCCATCCTGAGCAAGACCGAAATGCGCGATGGCCTGGAGCGCTACCAGCAAGATCTGGAAAGGGCCGGTGAAAAGGCCTCCGACAGCCTGGAAAAAAACCTCACCGACGCCCTGATGCGCGGGTTCGAGAATGGCAAAGGTTTCGCTGAGAATTTCCGCGATGTGCTGGAGGCCAGCTTCAAAACTATGGTGCTGCGCCCTACGGTCAATGGCGTGATGGGAGCCGCCTCAGACGCTGCGTCGGGCGCCCTCAGCAGTGCCACCGGCGGTTTCTTCGGTGTCAGTGCCGGTGCACTCACCATTGGCGGCTCCACCCTGTCGGCGATCACCGGCGCAGTGTCTACCGGTATCCAGGCAGGCTGGGCAGGTACCAGCGTCAGCG